CTTGTCAATTCATTCAATTCTCCCCACGTTAATACCTTCAATCTAACAGATGTTTGAGATTTTGGTAGTGTTACGGTAAAAGTACCATCATTGTTTGGTTTTTCCCCATTTTTTATTGAGAGTTGTTCTAAACTTACAGTGGTTTTGAATTCTTTATTTGTTATTGGGTCTTTAACTTTGATATCCATTTCAGGTCCAAAAGCGGTATTTCTTAAAAAGATTAGAACTGCCTCTACGTCACCTTCCAATAAATCCTCAATTCTTAGGTCCGGTTCGTATATTTTAGTTCTTAGTAAGTTCGTAGTTATATCATTACCACCACCCATTAAAATATTTTCGTCTGATGCCGTTAAGTACCCCACCTTTATTGATGATTTTTTATTTTTGTAAAAAATTCCTCCACTTGGAAGTGGTACAACATCGTGAGGAAGTGAAAAATTTTCTTGACCAAATTGTTTTGTTTGATTATCCATATTTTATTAAGTTAAATAGTTTAGGTAAAAAAAAACCGTATATTACCAATTAGTAATTATACGGTTAATATTATTATTGTAAATATAAAATTAATACACCAAGATACATCTATCAGGTCTTAAAGTTGCGGTGATTGTCGCTAAACCATCTTGGTTATATGCCAATGTGTTAAAATTGACATCGGTCAAGAATGTGTTTACCAAAATCCACTTTTCAACTACAACACCTGTTGGGTCAAGCATTTCCAAGTCACAGTCTTTTTTATACCCCGCAGCATATCCCATTCTTCCGGTAACTGATTCTGCGTGTAATCTAACCCACTCCATAAGTGCCTGAGCGGCTGACGGTCCTATAGGGTCTCTAAATGTTACATTGATTGTTTGCCAAGTGAATCTACCGGCAACATATGTTGATGTATTCAAAAAGGGAATCTCGGTTGAATTTATTTGAATGTGTGGTCTGGCAGTACTCTCAACAAACCATTCATTTATACCCAAACTTGAGTCAAACCTTAAAATAAACCTGTTTTGTCTTTTGGGTTCATAAGGTATCGGCATTTTCATCAGTAAATCCGCCATAATATTAATTATTTAAATTTTTGTGTTTATAGATATAAATAGTATCTTTTTAAAAAAACTTCTCTTTACTTTTATTTTAATCCGTATATATTCCTTATATATCCAGTTCCAGTATATATAATACTATTTTATATCTAATAAATATTATTAATTAGTATTTTTTCTTGACTCCTCCACTAGTAGAATAAGTTTGTACAATATTATCTGGCTTATCTTCAAAATGTTTTTTCATTATTTCTACGTTCCTTAAATCGTCATCTGAAAATCCTATTTTAGGCATTTTAGGTGAGAACTTATTCCCAATATCTTTTTTAATGTATGCTTTTTTGTTTAGTAAAGCAGCCATTCCTCTTATATATGAAACAAATTCGTCCATAGCCATAACCTTTGCAAGTTCAGGGTTTTCGGCCCCCTTATCATCTCCAAAAGATACCGGGTAAAATCTACAAAGTTCCAAGTATGATTGTACTAGTTCGTCATCTGTTAAATCATTTTCATCTGCAAAGGTTCTGAATTTTCTCAAATTCTTAACCAATTCTTTTTTACTGATACCTTGAAAATTAGAGTTAATATATTTTAAAACCCCTTTTTTTAATGTATTCGGATTGTGTCCTCTAGCGGTTATAATTGAAAAAATTGAACCATTGTTTATCGATTCTTTAAAATCTTCGAATGCCGGACCTACTTTTGCTTTGGTAACATCCTTTAGAAATTGTTCGTCACCCTCTACTCTAAAATTTCTAAACGGGTTTTCCGCATATCCAACCACAGTTTTACCATTATAATCAAACTCCCCTTTACCTATTTCGTGTCTATAATTAGCAAAGTCATCAGTCGACATTCCAATTTCTTCACCTTCAGAAGTTTTTAATATTATTTTAGTAGGCATATGAACAATATTATCATCCCAATCAAAGGCGTAATACTTCATATCCGGTGTGTTTGTTTCTTTAAAACCTTCAATAATAATTTTATTCATAGATACAAAAATAGGGGATATTTTCATATCCCCCAAATTTTAATTAATAATTATTAAATATTCTCAAATGAAGCACCTGTTGGGGTTATTAAGAATTCAATGTTTATAAATTCTAAAGCTCTTGTTGGTTTGAGATATATTTTACCATTTAATGTGTTTCTATCCAAATCTTCAGGAGATGATGAAACTGTAACTCTAAAGTCGTACAATCCTCTATCTCTTCTAATTCCATCAAGAATTGGATTAACGCTATCAAGGAACTGTTGTCTCACTATTTGGTCATTTTGTTCGAATAATAATCTAACAGCCACAGCCGAAATTAATTTTCTTGCTTGAAGTAATAATCTTCTAACATTTAATCTATTAAGTGCTGAGTCGGCAACTTGTAGAGTTTTATTACCCCAAATTACGGTACCAACATCAGAGAAGGTTGCGATTGGGTTAATTCTACCTTGGTATAATGTATCTCTATCTTCTTGAGTTAACTTCATTCTCGCTTTTACAGAATTAACAAGACCTCTTGTGTAACCCGCTGATGCGAACCAAGGGAACGCAATATTATCAGTTAATGCCAAGTTTCTACAAACTTCACCGGTTGGCGGTAAATAAATTTGTGTATTACTAACAGTATCTCTGACAAGTATCCAAGGATAATATGTTGCAGTATAGTTAGAATCTATACCTGTTTCATCTAGACTATCTATCGCCTCTTGAGGTAATATATTGTTATTGATATCTCCTGAATCAGGAGTAAACATTTGATAATCAGGAGTTGTTGCGATATATATCGAGTCAGCTCTTTCATATTGAACCATATTTATCGCGGCTTCCACAAGATTATCGTGGTTTATCATATCTATACCTGTAGTTGCAAAAACATTTATGTTTGTAGATTCAGGATTTGAGAATGTTTCAATACCTAATAGATAAGCGTAATAATCTGTATTTGCCCAATCTACCGAATTTTTATTTATAGTAATTCTCTTGAACATACCGTCTCCTGTTGCTGTTGGATATCTAGTATCTCCTAATGGAGAAACACCGGATAGATAACCACTACCACCTAATTTAAATCTGGTTTGATTTGTACGATGTTCTCTATAAATGTCCCAACCATCGAAACCTCCTGCTAAACAAACTGTGAATTTCCTTGAAAAAAGATTATAATAAGGATTTGATTGTTCTTCAGGTTCAGAGTTAAAAGATGCTATACCACAATCAAATGCTGGTTCACCACTTGTGGAATAAGAATTAGTTATTGTTATGATAGTTGCTCCCGAATCCATATGGAACCCTTTACTCAAATAATTCCAATCATCGGCTTCGGTTGCGGTTACAAAATTAGTAACAGGATTTTGTTTACCTTTATATTGTAAAAAAGCGTCATCAATACCAATTCTTGTGGAAAAACCTAAATAAGTTCTTCTTTTATTGTCACCAGCAGAAGTGACTATATTCTCACCTCCTGCTGTAGTTCCAAACGGAGGATTATATATTGGTTCACCGGGGAAGTTGTATTTAGTCTTATAAACAGGTACAACCGGCTTATTAGTTATTGAACCATATTGACGTTGAACATATCCGTAAAAACCACAAGGTAAAGCGTCACTAGGATAGTCCTCGGCCATTTCAACCATTATGTATCTAGAAACTAATGCGAATTCACCTGTTGTTGAACCTATTTTTTTAGCAACAAAACTATTGGAATTTACATCCAAATTACAATTAGTGAATTTTTCCAATACTACAGGATTTGCATCACTGTCGAAAAAACTTCTAACAAATACATCAAAAGTACCATTATTGAAGGATATATTTCCAATTGAAATTTTAACTTCTGTATTTGCAGCGGTTCCATCAGAAATAGAAACAAATCTGAAAAGATTGAATACCTCAGTACCCCTAAGTTCAGAAACTAAATAAGGTGTCATAGGTGTTGTGTATTTTTCTAAATACCATCCTATCGAAGTTACGCTTCTACTCACCGCACTATCTAATGATATTAGACTACAATTTAAACCTTTAACATAACCTTTATTATACAAATATTCTAAAGTACCAGGATAAATTTCCTCAACAAAAAGAGGAACTTGAGTTCTAGTCTTACCAAAATTGTCAACACCGAATACTTTTGTTATGTACTTACTACTTGACTGTTGTAATGAAGTTTCGAAACTAAAAATATTTCCACTATCAGTCAGACCGGATATTACAAAATTAGAAAATGGATTCTGAAATATTAAATCGTAAGGTGCTGAACAGTCAATTTTTACGTTATTCAAATTACTAACTTGATATTTAGGACCGTGTTGAGTAGATGTATATTCCGAAACACCCCTTGACCTTAAGGTTGCAATAACCATATTATTATATTCAGAATATGCGGTACCTGTAAAGGTGTAATATTTACCAACCACAGAGCCACTATATCTGTCACCCGAACCTGTAGTACCAACACTCAATTTATCTATGTAATAATAAAAAGCGTAACCTGTGTAGTTGTTTGTATTATTATTATCGAAGTTTGCATAATACCAAACATCATTGTATGATGCTTCTAAGTCATTATCATCCAAACTACACACTGTAGATGGTGGAACAAAACTATTTGATGTTGGGTTGTATGGATTAGTTATTGCGGAATAACCTTGAACTTGTGTTAAATTAGTATAATCAGTACCTAAAATTGAACCATATACTGTCGCGGTTGTGGCCGACGCGTATGGTGTACCACCGGTTGAATTTCTAGAAACAAAATTGATAAAGTCT